ATACTATATATTATTATTTACTTGAGTTTGTATTATGGATTTAGAATCTATTCAACAAGAATGGAAAGAAGATTGTGATATTCCTAAGCACCAACTGGATGAAATATCACGACAAACACCAATGTTACATGCGAAATATATGCGGTATCGGTCTCTAGCAAAATTACAGATCGAACGTGCAGAGAATGCACAGAAGACTTTACTTCTACAGAAATGGAAATATTATAATGGTAAGATGGACGAAGAGGAACTTCGTTCTACGGGATGGGACCTAGACCCATTTAACGGATTGAAGGTTTTGAAAGGTGACATGGACTTATACTATGACGCTGATCTTGAAATCCAAAAATCAAAAGAACGATTAGCGTATCTTAAAGAAGTGCTAAGTACCACAACAGAGATTGTTGATACTCTCAAGTGGAGACACCAGACTATCAAGAACATGATTGAGTGGAGAAAGTTCGAAGCCGGTGGATAATAAGATACGAATCAGGATGAAAGACCACTCCCATTTTATGGTAGAGGCCCATCCAGCACAAGAAAACGAATTGAGGGAGTACTTCTCTTTCTTCGTGCCTGGCTATAAGTTCATGCCAGCGTATAAGTCTAGACACTGGGACGGTAAAGTGAAACTTTACAATATGGTGTCTAAACAAATGAACGTGGGTTTATATCAACACCTACGTCGTTTTTGTGCCGATCGTTTTTATCAACTTGAGATACTCGAACATGAAATGTATGGAATACCGTCGTTTAGAGACGATATCGATCACCCTGCTCTGGTTGAGTTTTTATCTGTTCTTGATGCTCCCTTCAAGCCTAGGGACTATCAGTACAAAGCTATTTCTCACGGCGTTGAACACCGACGCTGTATACTACTTAGTCCTACTGGTAGCGGGAAATCATTTATCATTTATAACTTGCTTCGGTACTGCTATGAGGTCACTGACGGAAAACTTCTGGTTGTAGTCCCTACTACTTCCCTAGTGGAACAGATGTACAAAGACTTCGCAGACTATGGGTACGATGTCGATGAATTCTGCCATAAGATCTACTCTGGTAAAGAGAAGGTTACGGACAAGCGCGTCATAATTTCTACATGGCAATCAATCTACAAGTTCGGTAAGGATTGGTTCGAACAATTCAACACTGTCTTCGGTGACGAAGTACATCTTTTCAAAGCAAAGTCGTTGTCCACTATGATGGATAAGTGTACTGAAGCACAATACAGATTTGGTCTAACGGGTACTCTAGACGGAACTGAAACAAATAAACTTGTTTTAGAAGGTTTATTCGGGCCCACATTTACGGTCACACGCACCGTGGAATTGCAGAAAAATAAACAACTTGCAGAACTGGACATCTCTATTCTCTTGTTGCGATACCACAGTGATGTATGTAACATGATGAAAGACAAGAAGTATCAGGATGAACTTGATTACATTGTCACATACGAACCACGTAATAAGTTTATAAGTAAGATTGCGTTGGATCAAAAGGGCAATACCTTAGTTATGTTTCAGTTTGTAGAGAAGCACGGAAAGGTGTTGTATGAAATGATCAAAGGTCTTTCACCGGAAGGACGCAAAGTATTCTATGTGTCTGGTGAGGTGGATGCCACTGATCGTGAACAGATACGAGGTATCGTAGAAAAAGAAAATGACGCTATTATTGTTGCCTCTCTTGGCACTTTCAGCACTGGCATCAACATCCGCAACTTGCATAATATTGTATTCGCGACTCCATCCAAGTCCCAAGTTAAGGTACTCCAATCGATTGGCAGGGGTCTTCGTCAGTCTGACGATGGTAGGACTACTAAGCTTATTGATATCGCTGACGATCTCCATGTTAAGTCTCATAAGAATTTTACTTTGAAACATAGTGCAGAAAGAATCAAGATATATACTAAAGAAGGGTTTAAATATAAGATTTACCCTATCGATCTAAAACCCATAAGAGTAGAAAAGGATGACAATGAGTTCTTCGGTTAGACATTTGAAATTAGTAACGGGTGAGGAACTTATTTGTGACGTGTTAGATGAGTCCCCCGAATCTATAGTAGTAAACAATGCGATGAGTTTGATGCAGAACACATTGAAGTCGGGAGAAAAATTCTTTACGTTCAAAACGTATATGGTGTACCAAGACACACCTCTAAATTGTATTCTTATTTTTACCGATAAGATTATGTCTCTTGCGATTCCTTCAAAAGAGATGGTCGAACAGTATCAGACTGCTCTAAAGGAAATGGCTCTTTACCTAGAAGAGAATTATGCTGAGTTAGATGATGACTTTGATGAACCACCTCATACCTTAGATGATTGGTTAGATGAGATGAAAAAAGAGTCCAGTGATTCGTCTGAAGAAGAAATGGACTCAGATGTTGATGGAATGCTAATGAATTAGGGGTATATTCACCCCTGTGGCGACAGAATAGATTATACACTATAAAATAGGACTTGTCAATAGCAAGTGATAAAAAAATGTATCCTTATATAATTATCCCACTTAGTACCTTTATACCAAAGAGATTCGCTGCTTTTGTGTTTGCGTTTATCATCTTTGTTCGTCCAGCGCATAAAAATAATCAAGCACTCATAGAACATGAGAAAGTTCATGTGCGTCAATTTTGGCGAACTTTCTGCACACACCCTATATGGTACCAGTTCAATAAATCATATCGATTACGATCTGAGGTCGAGGGGTACGCTGTACAGATTAAAGTTCGAGAGGTCCTTGGTAAGTCATTGGACTTTGAACGGTATGCAAAATATATTTCGTTACACTATAATTTAGATGTCAGTGTAAAAGAGGCAGAATCCTTGTTACGTGAAGAACACAGTAAACTATGATAGTAGGATTCACTTGTTCGTCATTCGACCTTCTTCATGCGGGTCATGTCTCTATGTTACGAGACGCAAAAGCACACTGCGACTATCTTATTTGCGGACTACAAGTAGACCCTTCTCTTGATCGTGACTATAAAAATCCCCCAGTACAATCCATTGTTGAAAGATACACCCAGTTGAACTCTGTAGGGTATGTCGACGAAATCATTCCCTATGTTACTGAACAAGACCTAGAAGATATTCTTTCTATGTACCAAATAGACTTGCGTATCATGGGTGAGGAGTATCGAGATTTAGATTTCACAGGAAAAGATATTTGCCGTAAACGCGGCATACAGTTATACTTCAATGAAAGGTCTCACAGATTCTCATCTAGTGACCTAAGAAAAAGAGTAGTTGATAGTAACCAATTGACAGACCAGTAATATTTTGGTATAATACGTACTAAATCAAATGAGTGGTATACATTATGAAACCTAAAGAAAAACCGCATTACGTAAGTAACAAAGACTTCTCAAACGCAGTCGTCGAATACTGTACCTCAGTACAGGAATCTAAAAACGATGGAGAACCTCATCCGGTAGTAACTAACTACATCGCCTCCTGTTTTCTGAAGATCGCAGAGGGTCTCTCTCACAAGGCAAACTTTGTTCGTTACACCTATCGTGAAGAGATGGTCATGGACGCAGTGGAGAACTGCCTCAAAGCGATTGAGAACTATGATATTGAAGCGGCCACTCGTTCTGGTAAACCAAATGCATTCGCATATTTCACACAGATATCATGGTACGCATTCCTTCGTCGTATTCAAAAAGAAAAGAAACAACAAGACATCAAGATGAAGTATATCGCTGAGGCAGATATCAGCGAGTTCTTGGGTGATGATGATGACGGAATGTTTCAACAACAAACTTCCCCCTTCGTTGATACACTTAGACAGAGAATTGATGTCGTAAAAAGTGCAGACAGCGAATTCAAAGAGTACGTCAAAGAAGAGAAGAAACGTAAACGACGTGCGGTGAATGTAGACTCAGACCTATCGGACTTTATAGAATAATGACTTGACAGACCCCTTTTATTGTAGTATAATAGTCGTCATATAAATTGAGTTGAGTCAGTTATGGAATATTCGAACACGTCCTCGGACAAACCTTACATACAATTAATCTGTAACCCATACGAACACCCGACATCCGTGAACACTCGCGTTACGATTGATGTAATGCAAAAAGATTTATCGCGTGATGATTTACTTGAAGTGTTTGAAGGGTTTATGAAATCAATGGGATATCACTTTAGTGAGAACGAATACATTCGCATTGAGGAATATAATTAATGAAGATTGCCATCCTAAACGATACACATTGTGGGTGTCGTAATTCTTCGGATATCTTTATGGATTACCAAGAACGCTTCTACGGTGAGGTGTTCTTTCCTTATCTGAAACAAAATGGCATTACTCAGATTCTACATCTGGGTGACTACTATGATAACCGTAAGACTATCAATCTCAAAGCGTTGAACCACAACCGCCAGATATTCTTGGATAAACTCCGTGAGTATAATATTCACATGGATATCATCCCCGGCAACCACGACGTTTATTTCAAAAACACCATCGAGTTGAACTCTCTCAAGGAGTTGATGGGTCACTACATCAATGAGGTGGACATCCTCATGGACCCTATCGTTCGTGATTATGGCGGTGTCAAGTTTGGTCTTGTTCCTTGGATATGCCCTGAGAATGAGAAAGAGTGTTTGAAGTTCCTAGAGAATTGTGGTGCAGATGTCATTGGTGGTCACTTCGAACTCGCAGGGTTTGAGATGGATAAAGGTCTGGTATGTAAAGAGGGTATGGACCCCAAACCACTGAATCGTTTTGAAACTGTGTTGTCCGGACACTTCCATACCAAGTCGAGTAAAGGTAACATACACTATCTTGGCGCACAAATGGAATTTTTCTGGAACGATGCACATGATAGAAAGTTCTTTCACATCTATGACACGGAGACCCGTGAGTTGACTCCTGTTCAAAACACAGTCACCCTGTTCCATAAGATTTACTATGATGAGAACACCATCAATTTCTTCGAGGACCTCTCATATCTAGACGGTAAGTTCGTCAAATTGATTGTGTCCAATCGTTCAGATATGCAGAAGTTTGAGAGATATGTTGAGAGAATCCAACGTCAGAAAATATATGAGTTGAAGATTGCTGAAGACTTCAAAGAGTTTCGTGGTGAAAATGTCTCAGATGAGGATTTAAGGGTTGACGACACGGAAACTTTAATATATAATTACATACAAGAAGTCGAGACTGATTTGGATAAGGGAAGAATCACCGGCGTAGTATCTGAACTAATGATTGAGGCGCAGAGCGTAGAAATTGCATGATAAAGTTTGAGACCCTCCGTTGGAAGAACTTTCTTTCGACGGGTGATTATTATAATGAAATAAACTTCCTAGACAGTTCCACTAACTTGATTGTTGGTGAGAACGGTGCTGGTAAGTCTACAATGCTCGATGCACTATCGTTCGCATTGTTTGGTAAGGCACACCGTAAGATTACTAAGAACCAGTTGGTCAACACGATCAATAATAAGGGGTGTGTCACTGAAGTTACCTTTGCTGTAAATGGTATACAGTATCGTGTAGTGCGGGGAATCAAACCCGCTAAGTTTGAAATCTGGAAAGATGGTACTATGATCGACCAGAGTTCACACGCAAGAGAATATCAAGAGATTCTTGAGAAGAACGTCCTACAGATGTCTCACAAGAGTTTCCACCAAATTGTTGTTCTCGGCTCGTCATCTTTTGTCCCGTTCATGCAACTCAACTCAACCTCTCGGCGTGACGTGATAGAAGACCTTCTTGATATTAACATATTTTCCAAAATGAATGTGATACTCAAGGAGAAAATCTCTCTCCTCAAAGGCGAGCTAGAGAACAACAACCATTCTATTGAGATGGTCAAGACCAAGATAAACTCACAGAAAAAATACATTCGTGATTTGACCGCAATCAATACTCAACATCGTAAAGATAAAGAGGGTGAGATTTCAGAACTCCAATCTGAGATCGCGGACCTGAACGAGACAAATGTCACTCTTTCTGAGACCGTCAATAATTTGATGCCTACCATCACAGATAGTCTAAACAACGTTCGTGCAAATAAAAGTAAACTGGATGAGTATTACGCACAGTTCAAGTCACAAGTAAAGACCGTGGTCAAAGAGGCAAAGTTCTTTGACGATAATGAACACTGTCCCACTTGCGACCAAGACATCGGGGATGAACTTCGAAAAAGTAAGAAAGATGCTGCGACTGATAAAGCGAAAGAACTAAAGTCTGCGATGGATAAGGCGGAAGCACAACAGAAACAGTACCAGACGGAGATCACGACCCTAGAGGAACAGATGTCATCCTGTCTTGCGGACCAGAACACTTTGAATAATAACAATCAGACTATCGGTCGTTTGCAAAGATCAATCACTAAGATTCAACAAGACTTGCAAGACATGACTGATAGTGATGGTGATATGGGTCAGGCGAATTCTGACCTCACACAACTAGACTCTGAGTTACATGATCTGACTGACTCTAAGTTTATTCTGAATGAAAAGTCATCTTACAACCGTATTGCAAGTGAGTTACTACGAGACACCGGAATCAAGACTAAAATCATTCGACAGTATGTTCCGGTCATCAATGAATTGACTAACAAGTACTTGCAGATCCTAGATTTCTTTGTCCACTTTGAGTTGGATGATAGTTTCAGTGAGACCATCCGGTCACGATATCGCGACACGTTCTCCTATGACTCGTTCTCTGAGGGTGAGAAACAGCGTATCGATTTGTCCCTACTATTTACTTGGCGACAGATTGCCAAGATGAAGAATTCGGTGTCAACTAATTTGTTGATACTTGATGAAACGTTCGACTCTTCGTTGGACGGTGAAGGTGTAGATAATCTTATGAAGATCATCGACACATTGAAAGAAGACACTAACGTCTTCGTAATCTC